CGCGCGTACGGCCGGACCGCGTAGCTCTTGCCCGGGTCCTCGGCGACCTTCGTCATGATCTCCTTGCCGACGCCGAGCACGACGCCCGACTTCGCCCACGCGTAGACGAACCGCGTGGCACCGCTCTTCGGCAGCCGCTCGCTCATCACCGGGATGAAGCCGAACAACCGGCCGCGCCCGTCCGCCGGGTTGCCCATGCCGTCGCTGCCCTGCGTGCGGATGTTGCCGCTCTGCAGCGAGAGCACGGTGTTGTACTCGGAGTTCGTGAGCGTGGTGTCGCTCAGCAGGTCCGAGAGGCCGGTCGAGTGGATCGCGATGTAGAGCTCCTCGCCCGCCTCGCCGTCGCACTCGTTCGCGCGGAACTTCGCGCGCGCCGCGATCAGCTTGGCGCGGGTGAGGCCGGTGCCGCCGACCGCCGCCTTCTGGCCGGCCGGGAGCACGACGTTGCCGCTCGTCGCGCGGGCGTTGCCGCCCATGGCGCCGATCACGACGTCGTCCTTCGCGCGGTTCAGCGCGTTCACCATCGCGTTGACGTAGTCGCTGGTCGGGTCGATCAGCATGCGGATCTTGTCCTGATCGTCGATCGCGTCGCCGTCGTCCCAGTCGAACAGGTCGACGAAGCGGGTCGAGTGCGGCTGATCGTTGATCGGGGTGTCGAGGTGCCGGCCGAGGCGACGGGTCGCCTGGCGCTGACCGAGGCGGTTCAGCGACTTCGAGTAGCCGACGATGTTCGGCTCGAGCGTCACGCAGCTCTCGAAGCGCGAGGTCTTCTGCTGCGCGACGTGCCGGAAGTTGCTGTCGAAAGCCTGGACGAAGGCTTCGGTGATCTGGAACGACATGGCTTGCGCCTCCTGAAGGGTTGACTCGTGTCGTGCCGTTCAGGGTGTCCGGGGGTCCGGGCCTGGGATCGCGTGCAACGACCGGCTGCGTCGTCACACCTCGCGGGCTTCTCGGGTGTCCGCGCGCCACCGCGGGCCGATGGCGCGGGAGATTGCGGGGGCAGTGCGGTCGGAATCCCGACCAGAAAAAAGGCCCCGGGGGTGCCGGGGCCAGTCACGTCCACAGGGCGAAAGGATCAGGCGGCGCGGATGCCGACGCGCTTCTTGCCGTGCTTGGCCTCGAACAGCGCGAGCTTCTTCTCGACGAGCGCCGGCCGCTCGGGCGACCAGCCCGGCAGCTTCGACAGCTGCTCGTCGATCGCCTTGACCTGCGCATCGAAGTCGACTGGCGCCGGCGCATTGCCGCCGACGGGCGCGTCCTCGCGGATCTCTGCGCCGAGTGCGGCCGCGAAGCGGATGAACGTCGGGTCGTTGCCGTAGCGGCGGATCAGCTCGGCCGCGTCGACCCCGACTTTCGGCGCGAAGGCGTTGACGGCGCGCACCGCGGCGTCGCGGTTCGTCGTGAACTCCTGGTCCGTCTTCCAGAGCTTGCGCAGCTCGGCGGTGGCCTGCTCGGCGGAGAGCGCGGCGTCGCCGGCCGCCTGGTCGACGAGCAGCTTCGACAGCCCGTCGAAGACGTGCTTGACCTGCTTGTTCGTCATGCCGAGCGCGTGCGCGCTCTTAAGCCAGTTCGCCGTCTCGGGGTCCTTCTTCAGGTCCTCAAACTTCAGCCCGCCCTCGATGTCGCCGGGGTTGTACTCGTCCGGCGTGGACGGCGGCGCCTCGCCCGCGCCGAGGCGCTGTGACAGCTCGCCATACCCCGCCGCGAGCTTGCGCGCGCTCTGTTCGAGGTCGAACTGATCGGCCTTCTCGCCGGCCATGACCCGGTACTTCTCCGGGATCACCTCGTGGATCGGGGCCGGCGCCGGCGCGAGCACCGAGCCACCCGCCGCGGCCCCCGCGCCCGATGCATTGCCAGCCCCGGCGCCGGCCGCTCCGACCGCACCCGCACCTGCGCCCGCCCCCGCCGCCGCCGCGGCGCCCGCGCCCGCTCCTGCCTGTCCCGACATGGTTCGACTCCTAGTCCGTGATGACGATCGCGGCGTCACCCGCGCTCGCGAGGTTGATCGTGAGCGGCTGCGCGGCGCTGAAGAGCGCGCCGTCGTAGACCCGTTCGACGCCCGGGTTCGTGGCCGCCGGGATGGTCTCGATGACGGTGCCGCCGCGCTTGATCTGGATGGCGCCCACCGTGGCGACCGTGCCGCCGATGCGCACGCGCCGCAGGATCGCCTGACCGAGCGCCGTGTCGCCGGCGGCGGTAATGACTTGTGCCTGTGCCATGGGTCAGTCCTCTTCGGCGTTCGGGTCGCTGACGCCGTTCGCCTGGTTGATGCGCGCGAGGATGAAGTTGACGACGCGGTTCTGCCCCGCGCGGTAGCAGGTCTCGCGGTCGGCCTCGAGTCCACCGCGCACGTACGGCAGTCCGGCGAAGCGGCGCACGAGGTCCTCGTACACGACCTGCCCCGCCGGGCTGCCCTCAAAGCACCGGGCGTAATCCTCCGGAGTCGCGACGCGCCGCTCGGACATGGGCTACGCCGCGACCTGTGCCGCGAGCTCGCCCGTGCGCTTGCCGGCGGCCTGCGCTGCGGCGGTCTGCCCCTCGGCCTCTGCCGCGTCCGTGGCCGCCTGCTTCCGCGCTTCCTCGCGTGCGGTGCGCAGCTGCTCGACGAGCTTCGGATCGCGGATCAGCTTCGGCGGCACGCCGAGCAGCTTCGCGCGCGTGCGCGACGCCTCGTCGAGGTCGTAGTTGTCGAGCACGCTCGGCGACACCTGCGCCTGCTGCCCGAGCGCGGCCTCGAACCGATCCATGGCCGACACTTCCTCGAGCGACTGCGCGCGTGCGATCGGCGAGAGGTACTTCAGGGTCAGCGGCAGGCCCTGGATCGACTCCGGCGGCGGCGCGAACACGCCGGCGCGGAACGCGAGGCCGAAGCACCGCTCGACCAGCGGCTGCAGGTACTCGGCCTGCAGGCGGCCGTACACCGGGCCGAGCAGCTGCCGGATCAGCTCGACGCGCACGTGCACTTCGGTGGCGGTCATGGCCGGACCGTCCTGCGGCTGCAGCTGGTCGGCCATGAACGTCTTCCGGATCGTGGCGACGAGGCGCTCCTCCTGCGAGAACGCGACGTTGAAGTCGCTGCCGGTCGTGAGGGCCTTCATGCTTTCGACGCTGTTCGCGACGATCACCTTGCGCGGGCCGACCTTCACGGTGCGCGGGTTCAGGACGCCGTCATCCTCCGCGATCCACATGCCCGCGACGGCGATGTCGGTGGCGGCCAGCTCCATGAACTTCAGCTGGTTCAGCATCTTCAGGTCGGGCAGCGCATCGAACGTCGGGCCGACGGCGTAGTCGCTGTTCGGGATCAGCGCCCAGCGCGGCACGATGCACGGGAACTCGTGGTAGCCGCCCTCGCGCACGAGATTCTTCGCCTTCACCTCCACGTGGCACGAGGCGAACGGCATGTTCCGCGCGAGGCGGCCGTCGACGGCGTAGACGCTGCGCGGCTCGATCGCGTGGACGAAGAGCACCTTGTCGTCGGGCTTCGACTCGGCGAGCTTGCGCGTCTTCTCGCTGAGCGCGTCCTCGCCGAACTCGGTGAGCGCCTGCTGCGCCGTCAGCTCGTACTCGCGGTACACGATGTCGACGCGGCCGCCCGGCTTCGAGCACGCCACGAAGCACTGCGAGACCGGCCACGCGTCGAAGCGCAGGCCGCCGCGGACGGGCTCCTCGTCGACGTAGAGCACCGGCCAGCCGACCCCCACGACGTCCGTCATGGCCTCGAAGCCCGCGGCGTCGTAGTTCGAGCCGTGGATGTTCTTCCACAGCAGGTTCGCGGCGTCGTCGAGCCAGGTCTGCGCGTCGTGCTGCTCCTCGTCCGAGACCGGCACCTCGAAGCCGATCCAGCGCGAGTTCGCCGGCGTGAGCCCGCTCATGATGGCGGACGCAAGGATGCGGCCGGAGTCGGTGCCGACGCTGGTGAGCAGGTTCGCCTTGCGCTCCTGCCCGCTCTGCGCGTCGAGGATGGTCGAGGAGAAGCCGGACCCGCGCAGCGGCCACGTGTGGTCGCAGCACTCCCGCCAGGTCTGCTCG